TATTGATGAATATAATGTTGACGAAGTTATTGAACTTGAATTAGAGGCTGCTTAAATGACACTACTAGAACATCTTAAAAATATGAATGCTAAATCTAAAGAGAAAATGGCTAAGACGCCTGGTCTCTGGATTGGTATGATTACGGAAGATTTAGACCATTGGAAGAGTTATGGTATTACAACTGCCAAACAACTTGACAGGTACTTTCTTGAAACAGATGTTTATGAAATGCACAAAGAGGCATATGGTGTAAAAGGTAGACATTATAACTTTAATGAAATGTCAGATGATGACCTTAAAAAAGAATTTGAACACCTTTGTGAAGTTGCAAAGCGTGAAAGAGAAATAGAAGAAAGATATGAAGAATCTGCTTATCAAACTTTCTTAAAAAGAATTGCAGAGGCACAAAAACTTGGTGCAGAAACCAAAGAAGACGCAATCAAATGGATTTTACAGGCTGAAGGCCTAGAAAACGAAAAAGACGCAGGTTATATTTGTTATAATCTTGGTCTTAATTATGACAAAGAATACTTATTTAAACTAAAACACTAACAAAAGGATATATTATGATAATTAATGTAGGTGATACAATCAAAGCAAACCACGGTAGAAGTGGTGAGATAATTAATATCGGTATTGCTACTGAAGCAAACGATATAGCGGCTGAAAATGATACAGCCTTAAATGCAAAAACATATGATACTAGTTTAGGATATACTGGCGCTATTACATATTCAGGCGACAACGGTACTTACTGGTGTTATTTTAATCAGATAGAAGACAATCTAACTGAAAAAGAAAAATCTGATATAGATGTTTCTATCAATCAAGAAAACGAATGGTGGAAATAAAGGCAAACAATGACACAGCCTAATCCTTGGGAACAAAACATTATTGATAATGCAGTAGAATATTCTATTGTTGAGTGGCGTCCTTTGAATAAGACCACAAAAACAATATTAAAGACTTATGAAGAAGCAAAAAATTTATATGCGAAGACTATCAAAGAACATACAGCCACATTGGCATATGCAATAGATAATAAAGGTAGTCACGCTAACTTGAATCATTTAAATGATTTTAAAACAAAGGTGAATTATGTCAAATCAAAGACCAGGTAAATATCAATCTAAACCAGACGTAATGGGTCAGGATATGGGTGTCTTAAAATTTTTTAAGATTGCACAAAAAGTATTAGAAAAAGAAGGCAAATCAGATGAAGCCTTTAATATGGAAATGATGGTAGATTGGATACAATCAGGAAAAAGGTTGCCAAATACAGAGGAAGATGTTATAAAAGCATTAGGAATATAATTATGAAATACAATGAAGATAAAATATTAAAAGAGATAGGTACATACATACAATCAACGTATGGTCAACACTATGCTCAAGTGTCTAAAGGCACACAGGTTCAAGATTTATTAAGAGATATAGGTATAGATAAAGATTTCTGTCAAGCAAATGCGATTAAGTATTTGTGCAGATTCGGTAAGAAAGATGGTCGTAATAGAAAAGACCTTTTAAAAGCCGTACATTATATTATATTATTATTAAATAGTGAGGACGCTAGTGCCAAAAAAACAATTAAGTAAACAAGAACTATATAATATAGCATTAAAAAAACATATCAAGTGGATGAGGTCCCTTGGTTTAAATGTAGATGATAATGGTTATATTATTAAGTCTAGTTATATTAATAATGATGATGGTTATTACCCTACAACAGATTTATCAGATATACAACCACAACCACAATTATCAAATTACATAGGAAACGGTATCAAAACAGACAACTCTTGGAAGATAGAAGAGTCAAAGAATTTTACCATAGTGCCAGCATATAATAAAGGACCATATATGGTGGTAAATAAAAAAGACTTAAAGACAGCGGGAAGGAAAGTCTAATGAACGAAGTATTAACATTGATTGACGACCTAAAAAAGGTTAAACAAAAGTTGGTGAGTGGTGACACGGCCGGTGCAATTAAATTAATTGACGAAACGGTTGCCTATAAAGAAAAAGAAGTCAAGGATTTTGAGACTTGGCTAGAAAATGAACATAAACTAGAACAATCTGGAGTTGAAGAACAATACGATTTACCATTTCCAGAGGGGGTACGGTAGTACGTAAAATGGTTGATTCGTCAATCCTGGTGCGTCCTAGGCGCTTAAATATGCACAAAAAGCAAGTAAATACGTCATTTATTAGAGGCTTGACATTTAGAGAGTTTTCCTGTATAGTATATGTAATTAACTTGGGAGGGTTATAATATGTCGTTTAATTATAGTAAAGAAACTTTATTTGCAGAGTTTGATGTTGCAAAACAGAAAGATATTAAGTTATCTAAAAAGAAATCACAATTTGATAGAGAGAATCATAAGTTTGATAATAGAATACAATTCTTCAAAGACCATATAAAATTGAAAGCTGAGAAACCAGAGTATTATTCTGGTCTTGATATTAACTTTGAGAAATTATTAGAAGCGTGGTCAAGTCCTAGTCCGATTGATACGTTTTACAATACGGTTTTTGGTATGTCATATGCCGAAAAAATGAGAATATCTGAACTTGAATTAGCAGAGAAAAAAGCTGAAAGAGGTTTAGGTGAGTAATTATCTAACAGACCAACAAGTGGAGGAAATTGTGGATAAAGTAATAAAGAAAGTTTGGGAGAAAGTATTAATGTATGGTATTGTTTTAGTATTTGCATTTATATTAGTATCTTTAGAACTTAATAAAGCGAAAGCAGATGACTCGATTACGCCTACTGAATTTAAAGAGGCAATAGTTGAAGTACCTGGTAAAGTATCAGAGTTTGCTCAAAGCGAGTGGCAAAAAACAAAAGAGTACCAAGCAGAGTCTTGGGCAGATATGAAAGCACAATTTGTTTCAACAAAAAACAAATTAAGTGGTTTCTTTAGTAATTTGAATTTAGACTAATGCATAATATTAAACAATTTTGTGATAAGATAGATTCTATCAAGATGATGGCGGATGATTTAAGAAAAACTCCGCCGTCTGATAAAACATTAAGAAACAAGATTGAGGTAATTCAATCAGATTGTTTATTAGTGGCTAAGGGTAAAGTAGATATTGAATTTTTTGAGAATATAAATGATTATGAAAAGAACATTGATAAAGACAACCATTATGATTATAATGGTGTTGACGTTAACAAATTGTAGTAGCACGGTAAATAGAACACATTTAGGTGCTATTTCAGGTGGTACATCTACAACAGCTTTATGTGCTGGTAGTGGTATTACCGACCCATATGTTATAGGTGCTTGTGCAATGACAGGTGCTTTTATAGGTGCTGAACTATTATATAATTCAGACAAAGATGTACATAACGCCGTATTTGTAGACCATTTAAATACAAGTGGTAACGGTTCAAGTTATACTAACTGGTACAATTCAAAAACTGGTAATTCTGGTATAATTCACATAACAAAATCATACACACAGGGGCCATTAAAGTGTAAAGAATATGACCATACTATTGATATTACAAATAGTTGGCCGTTAATTGGTGTCGGTGGTGTTAACAGAGAAGTTGTATTTGGTACTGCCTGTCAGTTGCCAGATGGTCAATGGATTAGGAAACCATAATGTACGATACTATTGAAAGATTAAAAAAAGAAAAAGTTGAATTAGAAAACGAAAAAGAATTGACTATGAGTCAAGAAAAACTAGACCATATTGATGAACAAATTTTTGAAATTGATGATAGTCTAAAAAAATTAGGAGTTGCAAATGCTTGACCCATTTAATGATGAAAGAAAATATATGACTTGGACTTTTATATTAATAGTATTTTTATTAATAACAGGTGTTGCAAGTGCAAATGAGAATGGCGATTTAAGTGGTAAAACTTATCCTGTTAGCAAAGTTAATACATCTAAAGTCGGTGAGATATTAGACCGAATCGACCAAGTTAATAATGATACCGCTGTGTATCATCAAAAAATTAGACCCCTGGATCCTGAAGAGACAGGTGGTCAATACTGCTTTATTAAAGTTATCATCAAACAACAAGGTGATACTATAATAAAAGAGGAGGTTATGGAATGTGCTGATGGTAGGAAAAAGTTTGACGGTCCTAGTTATTGGGATTTGTTTGCTATGTTCTATTATCACGATATTAATAACCCCAAATATTGCCGAGAATATTCTCGGCCTAGACACGCCTTTAAATCATATGGTACAATGTGTCTAAAACCAAACGGAAAATGGGAGGTAAAGTAGTATGATTAGAAACTTAATCATAGTTGCTCTTGCGCTCATTATAATATATGATGTATCAAGTGACCAGGCGTTAGGATACGTTCAAACCACGCTTGACTTTTTACAGAGTTTAGTATATGATGTACAGGAGAGTAAAATAAAATGATGAAAAACAAAGTGAAAATTGTAGGTGCTATAGCAGTTGCGTTGATGTTGAATGCCTGTGCTGGTGGTACATACAAAATTAAATCTGAAAACGGAAAAACAATGAACCAAGTACCGAAGTGGTATATGGCAGACTTTTCTGAAAGAAAAGCTTGTGATACAGACCTAATTGGTAAGGGTAAAGATAAGTTATGTCTATTTGGCGTAGCGACAGCCGTTTCACCAGACCTTCAACTAGCAATAGAGAAAGCAAAAATGCAGGCTAAATCTGAAATCGCTGATATCGTTGCAGGTGAAATGAACAAACAATCTAAGCAGTTTATAACTGAATTAGGTAAAACAAACAGCAAAACAACCGTGACCGAAGTTGAGTCAACGTTAGTTAACGTTATCAAAAATACACCTGTAAGAGGTTATGAGATATGGCAACAAGACGTTACCAAAACAAAGAACGGTTATTATAGAGCGTGGATTGGTATGAGATTACCACTTGGCGAGTACAATAAGATGTATAATTACACTATTGAACAGGCCGTTGACGCTTATAATGTTAAAGAAAATGCTGACATTGCGTTTAAAAAAGTATTAGAGAACTCTAATGACAATAACGATATACAGCAAAACTAATTGTGTTTATTGCACAAAGGCAAAGGCCTTGATAAAAGGCCTTGGTCTTGAATACGAAGAAAAGACTTTAGAAGAAACTTTTGCCGGTGACCCAGGTAAAATGATAGATGATATAGGTAAAAATGTTAGAACTATGCCACAAATTAAGATTGATGGTAAGTTGATTGGTGGGTACAATCAATTAGTTGAACACTTTGCTGATAAAAAAAAAGTTAATTTTAAGGGAGAAATAATAAGTGAATGATGACAATGTTATTCTATTCCCATCCAATAAGATTAAAAGAAAGGTGCCTGTTGGTGAAAAGCAACAATCTAAATTTGCAGAGGAACTTAAACAGAAACAAACTAAAGACTTTGTTGAAGCACTAGTTGATGATATTGGATTTGATTTATTAAAAAAATTTGTTGACGCAGGAATGAAAACTAACCAACTTACATTTACAAAAGACCTTGCTATAGTTATTGACGCTATAAGAGGTCTATCATATAGAGATTTTAATATGCCACACCCAGCACAATTGTTAGGTGAAAAAATGGTAGATTTAAAAGTAAATAAAGATGGTAATTTTAGAACTGCTAAGATTACTTATGATATGTTCTTGAATAAACCTTTAAAACCAAAAAACGTTTTATCAAAGGACATTAAAAAAGAATTAGACTATCTACGAGAAGGCGGGGACTTATTTGAACCTGATTTTGACCTAGATGACTAATAGTAGGCATACTCAATATGCAAAAAAGTGAGGAGGATTAAACAATGTTTAATTTTTTATTAAAAACCCTAGAAGGAGATAATGTTATGGCTAAAACCAAACTATCAAAAACAGCAAAATTGAGAAATCTTTTTGCTAAAGGTGCTGATGTTTCTTGGAAACAAATGAGAAACACTTACGACCTTAAATCACCAGCTGCAATGGTTGGTAAATTAAGAAACGA